GCTAATGGTGGGTCATTAGGAAAACTAATTTTCCGGGGTATTAGAGAATTTTCTAATTAGAAAAAAAGTATAGGCCCGACTAACAACTTTAACGTTAAGGTTTAGGCCAGGACGCATCCTGACGAAACCCAGTAGTTGCCCTAATGGTAGTTGTAAAGTGTTGATATTTAACGGGTTACATAACATGTTAGGCCCTCCTATAACCCTTTCCGCTATGGTGATACTGCTGGAAACAAAGTCGCGCCATATCGAATCCTGGAGCGTTGGCGCCCCCTTCTAGTAAGTCCCTGATATTCAACGACTTACAAAGGCCAGTATTAGGTTTAGTGATTCTCAACATTAGGAAAGTACGAAACTAAAAATTAAATCAGAAAATCACTAGACAATTATCTGTTTAGATATATCTTTCCCATAGTTAGTGACGGTGTTGAGCGGGTGAAACGAAACAAAGTGCCTAGTCCGTACGGGGGGGATTACTTGAATCGTCAAACGGTTTCAACTAAGCAAAGCGGAGCCTGTTACTACATTACGGAAAACAAACAAACAAACATAGAAAGATTAAGACAATGAAAACAATCAACATGATCAGCAAGGCCGATGAGGGACAATCAAACACTTGGGATTTTCCGGTGTTCCAAGAAGAATTGCGAACAAAGGCCGGTGTTCGTTCTGGTATTCATGCCGTGATTCGTGAAGATACCGGCGCCGTTATTGGTGAATACAAAGGCGTTAAAATGACAGAAAATCGCGCAATTGTAGAACAAGCGGAAAACAAATTCGCTTCACTTGGTTTGGCATTCAAACGTGAAAAATTTATCACGACACAAGGCGGCGCCCGTTTCTTCGGAAAGTATTCAATTGGTAAAATGGATATTGCCGGTGAACAATTCAACCAGACAGTTACACTGACAAACTCATATGATGGAAGCTTGAAAGCGGCACTGGAATTAGCGATTCTTCGATTGCTGTGCTTGAATAGCATGGAAGGATTTCAAACGGTGCTTTCCTCAATTCGCAAACACCGCGAAACGGATATTCTGAAAGAGATGTTCGCGGAGTTTGGCAAGGGTATTGTAGAAGCTGGCAAAGCAATTGCCGCAACACTTCAAGCCATGCGTGAAATTGAATTGAAGGAGTCGCAAGTTGAAACGGTGCTGTCAAACTTAGCATACAAAGGAGCCAAAAGCGGAGTTGGTGAAAAGCATGCGGTGCTTATCTATCGCAATTGGCAATTGCCAAGTGAAGATGAGAAACCTTTAGGAGATACCTTGTATCGTCTCTACAACGCCGCAACGCGTTATACTCGCGACGTTGCCAACATCGGACGCGAGGAAATGTCACGCCGCGCAAACACCTATATCACTGACGCATTTGATTTGTCTATTCGGCAACGCAACTTTGACTCAGCGTTTCTGACGCCAGCGGGTAACAGAATCAACTTCGCGGAGTACGAATTGAACTAAGCAAAGCAAAGCCGGGAGGGTTAAACCTCCCGGCAATTTTCATGCCAATCCCCCATTACCCGCCCTAATTATCGAAATAAGCGCGACTAATCGCCGCCGCCACGCCGCCGGGTGGTTAAAATTTCTCACAACATATAATAAATACTATATATACTATATAAATAATATATATAAGTATTCTATATAAGGATATCTCTTTTCATTGTAACAAAACAGCATATAATATAAACAATAATATATAAAAATATAATTATATCTACTATCCTTGTTATCCCTATAGTCTTCTTATGTAAAATACTCTTCTCTTAGTCAAAAAAAATCCGGGGGCAGAATAATTAAACATAATAATAAGAAATCTCAAAAAAAAAATACAGGAATAAAACTTCTTGACAAATAATCAGAAATCCTATATTATATTTATATAAGAAAAAGAATAATATGAATAATAAAATCCTCCAAACAATAGAAAACTCTTTATTAATATCTAGTAAAGTATGCGCCCGCTGTAAGCAAGAAAAAGACCTAAATGATTTCCGTAAAGCAAAAAGTGGAACATTTGGCCGCTCTTGTTATTGTAAATTGTGTCAAAATGCGGTCAATAAAGACTTATATTGGCTTAACAAAGAAAAAAGGCTCGAACAAATAAAAAAATGGAATACTGATCACCCAGATGCAGTTGCTTTTTATAAAAACGAACATAAAAAAAGAAAAAAAAATAATAAAAAAGATAATTAATACATTTTTATTTCATTTATGCTCAAAGGATTGTATCTAAAAGTTGTATGATTTGGCTCAAAAGGATCGGTATAAACTTGTGGAGATTCATTCTCAAATAAATCAGCATTTTTAAATCTTATTCCAATAAAATTATTAGCAGGTGGATCAATTACAATTAAAGAACCTAAAGGTGAAAAAATTATCAATCCAGTTTGATGAATATATTGATCATCACTGCTTCTATATACTTCAGGAGATGAATCTCCTATGGCCGGACCAAAATTACTACCAGTTAAAATTTCATATATTCCAGTTTTAGAAGACTTACACATGTTGCTATATTTTCTGGTAATATTTGCATATGAAAAATCTTCAATATTATTATATATTATAAAAGCAGATAATGTTTTTTTTATTCCATCTGTAAAATATGATAAATTTTGAGCTGCTCCAAGAGTATAAGATTCTACTGGAGGACTACTTCCAGGAGTTTTCCAGTGTATACTGTTGCTATTTGGATTTCCTCCTCCATAATATTGACCATACCGCCACCATTGAGTATTATATAAATCATAACAATTTAACCATACAGGAGAAATTGATAATAAATTATCACTAATGATACTTTGAGTATATATTCTATTCGTTGAATCATTTGCACTACCAATCCCAAACGAAAAAGATAAATTTGGAAACATTCTTGGTGGACTAGTAATTAATAATCCGCTCTTAACAAAGTTTCCAGTTCCAGCTATATTTTTTAAATAAACAGTATAATAACCAGTATTAATATCTGGATTGCCAGTTATTCTTATATTACTAACAGTTACTGTATCATTATTTCCACCAATTTTAATATCAGAAAATTTAAATTCATTTCCATACCCCGAAATTACTAAATAATCTGAAAGCCCAAAGAAATCTTTCATATTAGAGCCGCCAATAGTTATAGAATTGGTCGAGAATAATGGAAAACTGTTTGGAGAAATTTTAGGATTCGATCGGCCAAACGAAAAAGCATTATAACCAATTATAGGGGCCGGACCTATGCCATAAAATTTACCAGTAAATCCAGGATATTTACTTATTCCATCTGGCTCATAAAAAGAAATAAAATTATTTCCAATGAATCCAGGGGGAATTAAGCCAGTAAAATTATAATTATCTTTTTTATAAAAAGTAGAAATTTGATTGCCAAATGAAACTTTATATCCTCCATTCTGAGGATACAAATAAGATGTATCAGCATAAGTTACTCCAATGGCCATATCATCAGCAACAGTGCCAGAAATAACTGAGAATCCGGTAATAGGAAACAAAGGTTTATATATTGTTTTGCTTGACCCTGATAAATTCTTATCTGATCTAACTGTAATTGCTCCTTTTGAATAACCATTATTTACTGCTGGAGCAACAGCAGTTATTAAATTTTGAGAAATAGAAACATAAGAGGCGGCGGCAGTCTTGCCAAAATAAACTCCATTTATTCCACTAAAATTTTTACCTGATATAGTGACTGTTGTACCCCATATTCCGTTTGTTGGACTAAATGCATCAACTTTAATTTTAGGATAGAATACTTGAGAAGATATACCACTTACATCTCTCAAGCTAGAAACTACTGTAATATTTCCAACTGTAGCTTCTTCTGGAACATAAGCAACAAGAGAATGAGATGTTCCTGTATTTTGTATTAAATTAAAATTAGCTTTTTTATCATTAAATAAAACATCCGTTATTCTATAAAAATTGGTACCACTAATAATAACTGGAGTATTACTATCTCCTGTCAATGGAGTTAATTTAGTTATAGTTGGTTGAGCAAAATCTAAATCTAATGGAATTGGATGTTGAACTATTCCTTTCATTGTTTCTAAAGTTAAATATCCATTAATTGTTTCATTTGTAATAGTTGCATTTAAAATGTCATAAATTACTCCATTAGTAATTGTAAATGGAACATAAGTATCTCCAATTTTTACTCTTTCAATCAAATTAACATTTTCATTGCTTGAAAAGAAACCGTTTGGATTAATATTCGTAGATATAACTTGTATTGTATTTCCTAATGATGGATAAGTATAAGTTACAACTGACCCAATTAAAGGAGTAGAATTTAAATGGGATTGAGAAATCTCAAAAGTTGTTTTTGATAAAGAACTAGAGTCTAAAGAAAAATTTCTTTGATTAATTAAACCCGAACAAGCATATAATTCATAGATATTAGAATCAGTCGGACTTGGACATTTTAATTCTATTGCAAAATTTTCTCCCATGAATGACAATGGAATTGCACTAGAGTCACAGGTAATTTGAGCTGAAATATTCTTTTCATTTATAGATATTCTGTCTGGTCTTAAATTAGTTATACCTTCTTGAGCATAATAATAGATAGGTTGAATATCAGCTTTGTAATTCCATTGAAAATTAGTTATAGAATTGCTAGATAAACTATTTGTTGAGTAATTAGAATTATAATTAAAATAAGAATCATTAAAATTTAATACTTTAATATCTGTTATTCCACTTGCAATAATAGGAGAGAAAGAACCGACCAATTCATCAAAAAATGGAATTTCAATATTAACATCAATAGGAGCATTTGGTTCTGCATTAATAGAATATGACCCTAAATATCCATTATTAAAAGTTATTCCACATATATTGCCACTCAAAGGATAACTTGAATTAGAATAAAGATAATCTTTTAATGGATCAAGCCCAGTAAGATAATAAGATAGTCTTAAACTTCCAATTATTGGTGAATTAACTACGTTTCTACTTGAAACTGATTCTCCCTGAAAAATTGGATGAGAAATATCTACAGATTGACTGATTTCCATTGAATTAGCAATAATTTTTTTATTATTGATAAAAACTTCAACATCTCTATGAGTATAAAAGGGCATAAATTAATTAATAGTATTTTACTATTTCTGCTTGGGTGGTAACAATGCTATTCTCTGATAAATTAATTGTATGAGAGATAATTTTCCCATCTGTTAATGAAAAATCTAACGGAAACCATCCAGTTGTAGTCCAATCATAAGATAAATTATTAATTCTTAATTTAGAACAATTTACTAATGAATCTTGAACGCTTAGACCGCTATAAGTTATATTAGATTCATATTCCGATGTAAAACTAAAAGTTTCTTGTGACCCCAATAAAATAACTTGAGATGGAATAGATGAACCAATTTTATATATAGGTTGCCAATTGGCTCGAAAATTATAATCTAAAGTAATAATATCTCCATTTGTTGTATAATCAGCATTGGAAATTTGACTAGCCCAATAATGAGCAATTCTTAGAGAATTAGAATTATTATATCCCAAATATCCTGTTGATGATTGTTCTGTTAGTGAATCTGTAAGTTCATGAAATATAGAAAACTCTACAGAAGCTTTAACTGGATTATTTTCTTCTAGAGACAAAGAATAACTATTTAGATAACCTGTCATAGCATATCCAGCTACCTTAATTTCTACAGGAGATGGATAACTATAATTAATCATCATTTGTGATATTATATAATTTGGTTCATTGTGTGTTTCAGGAGTGTAATCTATTTTAATAGAATTTTTAAGCCCATCAGTAGGAGTATTATTCAATACATTTCTATAACCAATAACTTTTAAAGGAGTTAATGTATTTGATTGGTTAATAGTAGCATTTTGAGCTAATATTTTTTTATTATCTACTATGATTTCACAATTTGAAAACTTAATTGCCATACATTTTTGTATTGTAAATTACTGTTACTATATTATTTCCTTCTGCACTTATACTATAATCCTCAGACATTAAATTTAAATTATTAAAATTATAAGTAACAATATTAGCATCTGTTTTGTAATCATTAACCACTAAAGATAAATCTTCTATTATTGGATATCTAGGAGAGTCAGTAATTTGAGGGGATTCATAATTTCCAACTTCAAAAGTGAATTGGCAAGTAACATCAATTGGATAAACTATATCTACTCTAGACGGTTGACGCGCTCCCATGTTATAAATAGGAAATTTTTGAGATTGAATGTCAATATTAAATAATTGGACACGATTAGTTTGAAAATCATCTATATTAATAGATATTGAGCCATCATAAGGTATTAGCAATTGTCCTGTTGTTGGGCTAGAAGCTCCTCCTCCTAAATTCCAATCTTCATATGAAGTAATAATGCTGGTTAGATATGACCAATCTTGACTTGTAGTTACTGCTCCTAAAATAGTTCCCCAATCGTCATTAGAAGAATCTCCATCATAAATAGTATTGATAAGTTGCAATTCAGCTATGATTTCTGCTCCAAGTGAACCAGTTGGAATTCTGCCAGCATTGCCTAAAACATTAATAGATGTAGATATTCTAGGGATTTGACCCACTGCCCATTGACACGAATAAGAATTTAAATAGCCATTTAACATGCTATATGGCGGGTCTAAATCTGAACTGCTTTTCAAGATAAAAGAATTGACAGTTTCACTTCCAGTCACATAATTAAGAAAAAAGTCTTGATTTAATAAATAAGATTCTATATTAACAGTTGAAATTTGCGCTCCACGAGGAAGATAATTAACTGTTTTTTGTCCTATTCCAGCATAATTTAAATTACCAAGATTAAAATTTTTATTAATAGAAACCGATTGAACTCCAACAATTCGATCGCCACCAACATATAAATTTTGGTCTTTATTAGTTATTCTAGAATTAATGAGCGATTCCATGATTATGTTTCCTTATACCTTTTAATTATTTTCCTATTTGCTTTTATATTTACAGTTAAAAAGCTAATATAGTGTAAATTATTATGAAAAATTAAGGTAAAAGGCAGAAAAACATGGCAAACATTTATTCTATTGATGCTTGGGCGAGCGGTACCAGCTATACTAAAAATAAAATAGTATTTATTAATAATAATTATTATTATTGTTTAATTGCTCATATCTCAACAACTTTTATCACTGATTTGGCCGCAGGGAAATTTGGAGGCATCTTAAATTATAATAATGAATCTAAACCATACTTTTTTTGGACTCCAGATTATGGTTATTCATTTGATATTCAACCTGTAGTCAATACAATTCAATTTGGCGATGGTTATGCCCAAGATTTAAATACTAGTATTAATAATATATTATTAAAAGGAAGTTTAACTTTTTCAAATAGAGATATTGATGAATATACTGCTATTTTACATTTCTTGGATGCTAGGCGCGGTAGTGAAAAATTCTTTTTTGTCCCAGCTTCACCTTTTAGCGTAACAAAAAAATTTATCTGTAAAAATTGGAAGCCAAGTCAGCAATTCTACAATAGTTACACGGTGCAATGTGAAATAGAAGAGCGTTCTTAATCATGACAACTAGCGAAGCACAAATTAACATTAGAAATGCTTATAGTGAAGCGGCAAGTCTATCACCATCGGCATTGATAACGATGTTTGAAATTGATATTGGTTCTTTAGGTTTTAGTCGTGGTATTATTTCAGATGAAGATGTTCGCAATGAATATCAAACAGTTTTTAGATTACATAATTCAGTAAGATTAACAACTAATTCTATTATTTGGCGAGGCAAAGAATATATTGCAGCTCCAATTGAAGCTGATGGATTTGAAATTACATCTAAAGGAACTTTACCAACTCCAAAATTAAGAATGACTGTTTCTGATGACGGCATTCCTCATTTGACTATATTTAAAAATAAAATATTAGAATTGGGAGATATTGTAGGGGCAAAAGTAACTAGAATCAGAACTTTTGCAAAATATTTAGATGCTGAAAATTTTATTAATTTAAAATATCCAGATGGATTTTATCCTTCGAATACTGAATTGCCTCGTGATATTTTTTATATAGACAGGAAATCACTAGAGAATAAAAATACCATTGAATATGAATTAGCAACTTTTTTTGATATTGAAAATATTAAATTGCCTGGTCGTCTAGTAGTTGCAAACGCTTGTGGAGCAAAATATCGTGGCCATGGATGTTTATATGAGTATGATGCTCGTAGAAACTCTTATGAGCATGGAGAAGTTGGAAATTCTACTCTTCCTACTTATGCGCCACCTATTGCAAATGATAAAAATGAAAAATTTTCTACTTTACTAAGTGGAATAAATATTATTGATATTGGAGAATATCAACCTGGAGTTTATCAAAGTGGTCAATCAGTATATATTAATAGAAACAATCTAAACTATTATTTTGTTTGCAAAGGAAAAGATGTAGAAATACCGCCACCAAATTTAAGATATTGGATGTCAGATGCTTGCTCAAAGAGTGTTCTTGGTTGCGAATTAAGATTTGGAATTGGTGGGTCTGCGAGTGGCAATGTTACTGCTGGACAAATTCCATTTGGTGGTTTTATTTCAGTTAATAAATTTAAATAAAATGAAAAATAAAATTTTAACATTAAATTTAAAAGAAAAAATTAAAATTCATGCTGAATATGAAAAACCAAATGAGGCATGTGGTTTAATTTATAAAAGTGGAGAGTATATTGATATTTACCCATGTAAGAATATTTCTTCTCAAAAACAAGAGCATTTTGAATTGAGTCCTTTTGATTATTTAAAGGCAGCGGGTCGAGGCAAAATTATTGGGATATATCATAGTCAAAAAGATATAAATCCTAGTGTTTTAGATTATGTTGTTAGCAGTGGTCATAAAATTTACTCAGTAGTTTATTCTTATGAAAACGATACTTTCGTAGAAATTAATGAAGGGGCAATTAAATATGCTAAATATATTGGCCAAGCATTTGAATTGGGAACTAGTGATTGTTATTCTTTAATTCAAGACTTTTATAAGAATGAGTACAATATAATTCTTAATAATTATATTAGAAATGACAATGTATTTAAATTAAATCCAGATATAGTAAGAGAAAATTATATAAAAGAAGGGTTTATAGAGATACAATATAAAGATTTACAAATTGGCGATGGAATGGTATTTGGCTTAACTAAAACGAGTCCACATATTGGAATTTTTATTGGTAATAATTTATTCTTGCATTTTCCAAGTGAAAAATATTCGACTGCTCAATTTATAACTGATAGTTGGAAAAAACAAATAATATTTTGTGCTCGTCATAAAAATAATTTTAAAAATGAATAATTCTTTAGTAAAAGTAAATTTGCATCATGAGTTAGGAGAAGAAATTGGTCAACATTGGGAATTGGCCGTGAATAGTGTTGCTGAAGCTGTCCGAGCAATTGAAGCTATGACTCATAAATTTTATAAATATTTATTATCAAAGGATAAAGAAAATATTGGCTATCAGATTATAGTTAATGGAAATCCATTGGATACAGAAGGAATCAATCAAAATAATTTAGAAAGTATTAAAAATTCTGAGTTATGTTTACAATATGAAAAATTACACAGTATAGATATTATTCCAATTATTGAAGGTGCAAATAGTAAAACACTTGGATTCGTTTTGGCAGCTATCTTAATAGTTGTTGGAGTGGTAATAAGTGTTCTTAGCGCGGCTGAGATTGGCATTCCATTAATAATTTCTGGCTTGGGATTATTAGTTACCACTCTATTATCAAAACCTCCAAAATTTGAAGACTTTAGAGAAATAGATCAAGGTGGAAAAACATCGTATTTATATGGTGGCCCGGCCAATATAGTTGGAGAAGGAGGTCCGGTTCCAGTTGGTTATGGGCGACTAATAGTTGGAAGCCAAACTGTAACTGCTTCTTACGTTATAAGAGAATTTGATGCTGGAAATACAAGTAGTTATTATAATAATGTTTATTAATTTATGGGAGATTTATATCCAGATGGAATTTTAAGAAATGTCAGTGTATCAAAAGACTCTAATGGCAATACTATTGTTAATCCAACTTATGATACAAGAGTTTTGTTGTCAAAATCTCAGATAGAATTAATTGATTTAATTAGTGAAGGACCTATCCAAGGATTAGTTAGTGGTAAATATAATTTTTCAGGAAATATTGGTGAAATTGGTTGGCGTTCTGCTCAATTTTCAGGATTTAAAGTTCCAACTTCTTATCCCGGAACAGAGTATTTACGATCCGTCTATCTTAATCAAATTCCAGTATTAGATGATTTAGGTAAATTTAATTTTCAAAATATCAATTTATCTTATACTAATGGATTACCTAATGGTGAGGCTATTAGAACTTTATCTCCTAATCAATCAGTTAGTCGTACTATAGGGGAAAGATTAAGAGGTGGAGAAAATAACGCTAAATTTTATAGAATTTTTAATAAAAATATTCAAGCAATAGTTATAACTATTCAAATTCAAACTTTAAGTAAATTTATTAGAGAGGGAGATAATACTGGGCAAACTGATAGAACCTCTATTTCTTATTCTATATATTATCGTCCTATATTTTCTAATAAATCATCAACAGATTTCATTTTAGGTGGTAATGAAAATTTGTTAGGAAAATTATCGCGTTCTACATATGTGCGACCAACCAGAGTAAATTTTCCATCTAATTTTTCTAATGATAAATCTTTTATAGGTTGGGAAATTAAAGTTGTTCGGACTACGCCAGATTCTACAGAGTCTATTTTATCTAATACCACAATTGTTGATAGTATTACAGAAATACAGCAAAATATATTTACTTATCCCAATTCAGCTCTAATTCGTCAACTATTTGATGCAGAATATTTCAATGCAATTCCAGAGCGTTTTTTTGATGTAGAAATGTTAAAGGTAAAAATTCCTGGAAATTATAATCCAGTATTAAGAACTTATTCTACGAATGGTTTTGGTACAACAAATGGCTCTTGGAACGGACAATTTGCTACAGGTCTTTATTATACAAATAATCCAGCATGGTGTTATTATGATTTGCTTACAAATCAAAGATATGGACTAGGAAAATATGTTAGTCCAGATTATACAGATAAATGGGAAATATATAATATTGCAAAATATTGTGACACTTTAGTTTCAGACGGTGAAGGCGGATTAGAACCAAGATTTACTTGTAATTTATGGTTAGCTCAACGAGAAGATGCTTATAAAGTAATAAATGATATGGCATCAATTTTTCGTGGTTTATCTTATTATGCTAATGGATATATTTATACTACTAATGATGCCCCAAAAACTGAAAAATGGGAATTTACAAATGCTAATGTAGAGAATGGAGAGTTTTCATATTCATCTACAAGTAAAAGGTCGCGACATTCAGTTGCTATAGTTAGATACAATGACCCAAAAAATTTTTATGCCCCAGCTATTGAGTATGTAGAAGATTTTGATGCAATGAGGAAATATGGACTTAGAGAGATAGAGGTTTCAGCCTTTGGATGCACAAGTCGCGGACAGGCAATAAGATTGGGTCGATGGTTATTATTAAGTGAGAATTTAGAATCAGAAACAGTAAGTTTTATTGCTGGAATTGAATCTGCTGCTATACGACCAGGAGATATATTTAAAGTTTCAGACGTAAATAAAAAAACTAAACGATATGGTGGGAGATTATTATCTATTAATAATATTATTAATACCGCAACTAATTTACCAACTGGGGCTAGAATAGTTTTAGATAATAAAATTGATACTGAACCCAATATAGAATATCAATTATCGGTATTAACGCCAACTTATAATTATAATGGTTACTCGGTTACTGGATATACTTCTGCTGATACAGCAGAAAATAGAAGTCATATTCAAAAATTTAATTTTTCAGGCTTCCAATCCTCAATTTCTGGAAACCGAGGTATAATTAATCTATATTCAGGATTCAATACTTCAGATTATATTATTAGTGGAAATCCAATTTGGGTTGTCGAATTATCAGATAAGTATTCTACTTATTCTGGCTCAAGATATTTTACTAATACAGATAATGATTATTATAGATTGATTAATATTTCAGAAAAAGAAGCAAATAAATTTATTATTGAAGCAATACAGTATAATCCACAAAAATATATAGAGATAGAGTCCGGCCTTCTATACGATCGGACAGCATTACAGTTATCTAATATTCCTGCCTCTCCAAGAGATTTATCATTAAATATTTATGGCGAAAATCAAAAAAGTAAAATAATTAACTATTCTTTTATTGCTGACGATATTGATAATATAAATACATTTAAAGTTTATGCTAAAAGTGGTTCATTTACTGATTTAAATATTCCAAACTCTCAATATTTAATTAATACTTTGCCTAATAATATTAATTATGGTAATTATATTGTTACTAATCCGGCAGATTATAATTTTAGAGTTTATGCTTCAAATGATATAGAAGGAATTTTATCTCCTAATTTTGCTTCTGGAGTTGCTACAGTATATCAATTATATAAAATGTCAGAATATGTAGTCAGTTCTTTGCAGATACAAAATACAGACACTGGATTATATTTAGGAAATATAAAAAATGGAAATATAAATATCATTAGAGATAATGATTTAAATCCTATATTTAATTGGCAAGTTGGGAGTGATGGCGGAAGATATACTATTGATGCTAACTCTTTAAAACATAGAATTACAGTTCGACCTTATAATGAATCTTTAAGCAGAGTCCCATCTACAGGTATTTATTATGAAGCTACTGGGATTGAAAATTTTAATTGGCAATTTAATTTTAATACTAATATCGCAGTTGGGCCGCTTAGAGATTATCAAGTGGTAGTAGAGGTTCATGATGACGCTGGAATGACATCTGCCGGAAATACTATTGGTCAAGCAGAAGCCGATGGAAGTCTTAGTTGGCTTAATAATCCACAAGGTTATGACATTATATCAATTAGAAATCCGGTTGTTACAGGAATAGAATTACAAGATAATATACCAACTTACAATACTCAAGATGGTGATTTAATAACTGGAAATAATAATTATCAAAACAACGCTTATTTTGGTCCTAATGGAGATGTAGTAATTCATTTTAGTTCAGGATTATTTGATTCAGATATTGTTGGTGGTTATTTATATACTAGTACAGGTCAATTTCCAAAAACTGAAGCAATGCAAAATACTGGTTACTGGGGAACAAAAGTTACTAAAAGTTTATTTGCTTTCGATACAAATTATCCATATGTTTATCATCCTACAGCCGGGCGAATTTTAAATACAAGCACTTTTAATCTTGATAATATTTTTTATGGTTATATGTCTGTTAGTTTTTTTGACTCTATTGATAAAGCTATTTTAGATAAAGGAAAAGATATTTCTAGCGGATTATTTATTTCAAATAATGCATTGGTATACAAAGATATTTCTATTGGACGAATGAATATAGGCGGATCTACTACAGTTCAAAGTATTAAATACAGTGGAGATGCAAATCCTATTTCAAATTGGGGGAATGTGCTTGTAATTGCTTCAGGAGCTGCTAGTGGTATCACTTCAATATTATATACTGATATACTAGATTGGACTGGGGCATGGTCTAGTTAATATTGCCAATTTTTATAAAACCAATCATTTAAAATATTATTTTTTCTTATATTGTTTTTAATATGGATTACTTTGGTTTTTTTTGGAGGTAATTTAGGATAATAATAATAATTGTATTCTAAAGTTGATAGTAATTTAATATGAATATTCTTTAGAAAAATATCAGAATTTATATTATTTAAATTAATATTATTATCATGATTTAAAATAACTCTATTCGAAGCTTCTTGGTCAGAGATAAATTTAGTTTTGGGTATCTCGCTTATCCATTCATCAAGAAAATCTATAGTATTTTGGGTATACTTTAAAAAAATTACTCCATTATTTATCAATCCATTTAAAATTGGATAAAAATCATTCTTATTTTCAATAGCTGGTCTTGTTGTAAAAGCTATATCAAATTTCTGTTCAAATATTGCGTTGATTGGTTTAATACAGAATGCATCAGCATCCAACCATACAATATTTTCTTTAAAATCTAATAATGCTTTCTTAATAATCCATGGTTTAATTGGAAGGCGACCAATTGGAATAGATGTTGGTTTATTTTTATCATTAATATAAAATTTATTTAAATTAATATTTTGATAATTGCTATAATTATTAATAAAATGATTATTATACTCTTTAGTGTCAAAATTTTCTCCAAATCCTAAAGAATTATCTATTGAATACATATGTGTTTTGTATCCAATCTGTGAATTTTGATTAGAAGATAAAACTACTATATCTTTAAATTTATTATTAGCAGCAGTTATGATTTTCATTTTAAAAATTTTTCTTTCATTTCATTGTATTTAATAATATCATTTTTTAATAATTTTTCTATATCAGCACGACGATAAGTATTGTTTCTAATAATAGACGAGTTGATTTGTGGACAAAAAAGTTTTAAACCAGTAATTTTATTTAATTTATCAAATCCAATCTTTGGCGATTCTCTAAATATTATTAAATCATAGATATCTAAATTATGGCAATAAAATATATCTTCAATTATTTTATAATTAGAATTTTTATATAAAAAATTTGGAATACCATTAGCAATGAAATTATCTATAAATTTTTGAATAGATATATTAAAATAATTGCCACACAATGTTTTAAGTACATTACGAGATACCGATTTAGATATAAAGTTAAAATAATGAAAACAATTATAAACATAATCTATTGGATTATCTAATAATGTAAAAATAAAATTATTATTTTTATCTAATCTATTAGAGGGGAAAACGCCATAAATAATTTTAACCTTATATGGATTAATTGACAGTCCATATGGTGATAAACCATTCATATTTGGATTTAATATTCCATCTTTTACAAAACAAGAGTGTGGAGCTCCAAAAAAAACAGTTTCAGGAAGTTTTTGTTTAGGATGGTAATTTAAAACTCCTAACTCTTTAATATATTCATTATTATTAATTAATTCAAAGTTTTCATGAAATTGATAAATACCAATTTTTGTATATTTATCCACTAATTCTTTACAGATTATTGGATGCTCTCTGCATGGTCGGCCATGATAAATTATCATATTTCTATTATCATTTTATACTTTTATGTGTAAAAAGTAAAGAATATACTGTAAATATTTAAATATATGTTAAAAAAAGTTTTTACCGCTTTAGGAATTTATGAATAATCTAGAAATTGATTTATTTGCCGCTGAAAATGGCAAGGGCAAAGCTTTAAATAAACCTTTTAGAACCCCGAAAGGTCCTAAAAAATTCTCAGTTTATGTAAGAAATGATAAAGGCAATATCGTTAAAGTAAATTTTGGAGATCCAAATATGGAAATCAAGAGAGATGACCCTGCTCGCAGGAAGAGTTATCGCGCTCGTCATCATTGCGAAGATCCTGGTCCTAAATGGAAAGCTAATTATTGGAGTTGTAAAATGTGGTCAGCTAAACCTGTTAGTAAAATTACAGGGTCACAAAATCAAACCCCAGAAGAAGAATTGATGGATTTAAAACAAGATTTATCAGAAATGATAATTGGCTCAATAAATGCTATAAAAACACAGTCAGAAAATATAATAAATAATCTATCAAATCCATCTGTTTTAGAAAATTTATCTGAACCATTTTTACAACAAATGGCAGCATTAGCAGAAGACTATGTTTCTACAATTCATAACTATGTAATATTTAGTCAAGAACCTTCAGATGAAATGGAGCAAGCGGAAGCTGGAAAACGAAGAGGATTATGGGACAATATAAGAGATAAAAAGAAAAGAATGAATAAAAATTACCGCCCATCTAAGCCTGGCGACGAATCTTATCCTGATAAAAAATCTTATGAAAAAGCTCAAGGACAAG